AAGTTTTCTATTGGATATTTTAGTAATCCAGATCAGTTAGTTTGGGGAATGCAAGTAGGATGTTTAACTTCGCAATCATCTCTTGCGTTTGATTATGCTCGAAATTTCAAATCTCGATTTATTATAGGATGTGGAATTATTGATCAAGGACAACCCAAACTAATGCCTATGGTTTTAACTAAGGATGGAAGATGGACGAAGAAAATAGTATAAACGAAGTTGATTCTAACCAAGCTGAGCTATTAGACAAACTGGCTGGCAGGAAAATATGGAATGTTGAATTATTAGAAGATGAACTTGGAGGACAATCACTTATAAAAATGTTCTTTAGTGATGAAGAGGATGATTATTTGATGATCCATTGCGAAGGAGCTGATTTATATCTTGTTGAACCAAAACCCAAGGCTTTACACTAAAAATGACCTACACAATCGTTCTCTAACGCACGATCTAATGGGTGGTAAGGGGTTAGTATCATAAAATAACGATTGATTTATGCTACGCCTAGAAAGTATTAAAACGGGGGAAGGCCATGTAATTCATCCCATTCTTCATTAGTAAGCTGTGGAATTTCACGAATTTTACATTCAGGCCTAATACTAATAAAAGTCTCAGCACTTTCTCTAGTGTAAAAAGCTCTAAGGCTATCACCATACTCATCTTCTACTATAAAATTAAATTCTGGCTTATATTCCATTAGTATATTCTCATGATATTACTGATTTACTTTAGCATTGATTCTGGAATAATACAAACTCGATTAATTAACTGAAGGATTATATTATGTGGACAACACCAGCGGCTACTGAAATGCGTTTTGGTTTTGAAATAACTATGTACGTTATGAATAAATAGCTGTTAATTTTTATCTATATATTAACAACAAAAAAAGGGGGCTTGCGCCCCCAATTTTATTAAGCCCAAACTCTATTTGATTTTGGTAGGCTAACTGCCCCCCTCATCAAAAGACTAAACTCTTCCTGACCTATCTTTTTAACTATTTTCCTCCGTATAGAATATTCATCCCAGTTAATAAGCTTTAAAGCTATAGATCTAATAACTGTATCACTTGGATCATCGTCAAGGATTAGCCAGTAAAACGCTTTTGCTCTATCCTCAATTGGTAATGATTTATTAACGGCTTCGACAATGGCTTTTAATAATATCGAAACTATTAACCTGGCTCCTGGCTCTTCTTTATCATAGCAAATATTATCATCATCAATATCGTACATTTTTTTAAATGTTTTAATTGCATCCATAGTTATTCCTTTTTATATTTACGCACTGCACTATCCATAGCGTATTTTATTTTAAGTTTATCTTGAACTGAAACTTTAGCTATCGTCTCTAAGTTTATCTTATGAAATTCAATAATCTTTTCCAACTTAGTTTCATCACTATAAGTATCAGAATTCAATACTTTGTTAAGTATAGATATAAACTTATCTCCATAACTATATTCACTATCTACTATTATTGGTATATCTTTGCCTGGTAGACTCAGGCTCCAACTTTTTTTGGTATAGATAACCCCCTTTTTTCTGCTGTTACTCCAGAAGCTTCATTACCATCATCATCTTCAGGGGCTAACCCACAAGCCGCCATTAAAGAGCCACGCCTTGCATAGGTTAAAGCAGCCATCGTCCCATGACAATCAGGTTTGTTAGTAGGCATATATAAAATACCTCCTGATATTTGCTCTCCACTTTCGTGCATAAATATTGTTTCAACTTTTACGCCAGAAGTTTCTACTGCATGGGTTTTTTGTATTAAAGCAATTCCGTTATTATGTAGCGCTTGTATTACTGATTCAACTGCTCCAGCTAAGTCCACATATTTACTTCTAAAATGAGGATTAGTCCCTGTCTTAAGTGCTGGCGCAAATTCTTTTTGTGCCTTTACAAAAGCTTCAGCAATTCCTTTAACAGTCTCCGATGTTATTGTCATGATCTTTTTCTCCAAAATAATAATTAATAAGTTTTTGTGCGTATAAATGGCTTGATATTACATTTTCTGGTACATACCACATGATAGGATCATCCATTATATTTAATCCTCAATTTAGATTGTCTTATTGAGTATGCCTTTTTTGCTGCTACAACTTTCTCAGGTTGCGCTTTATAATTAAGCATAGGCCATGTAACTTTAAAATCACCAGCAATAGCAACTTTAGAGTCTTTCATATGTTCCATGATAGAAGCTTGTAAAGTATCAATACGATCATATTGTTCTTTTATATCGTCTTTTAGTTCTACAATTTCAGAAGCTATCCCAGCAATTTCAGGTAGCTGTATTATTTCATCTTCTGCTTCATCATATATTGTAGTAGCCTCTTTAGTGCTGGTCATAGGAAGCCAGTGAGTTTCCTGGTTAAGCCTGTACTTTTCAACTCTTTCTTTAAAGTCATAAGAGGCTTGTTTTATTTGTGCTTGTAAGTCCTTGTCTATTCCATATAAAAATAAACGTAACTCAGTCCCTTTATACAAAATAGCAATGCACCCCCAGGTAGAGTGAGTGCAGGCCATCTGCGCTTGTAATTGCAAAACTCCACGATACATAGGTGGCTTGTTTTCTGCGTCCTGGCCAGTGATTTTAACTTCCAAACAGCCTCGACCTTGCAATTTAATTGAATCCTGGTTTATAGGAATGATTCCTTTATCCCAATCAACGTGTAATTCTTTTCCATTGCCATCAAGGGTAGCATCTAGCGAGACTGCTAAAGGCCATTCCTCATGAAAAATAGCTTTATCGTATTTTGTCTTAGGAGTTTCCAAACCTAACCTGATCGCGGCTTGTTGGGCTACTATAGGTTCCAGCGTATCGCCCCATTTCATAGCCTCGTTTTGTTGAAAATTATCAAGAGTATTCCCGCTTACCCAGTCAAAAGCATCTTTTAGGCACTCATTCGGCCCTTTAAAATGACTATATCCCATGTATGCAGGTAAAAGACTCCCGCTTAAAGTATCATAAGGTGTTACTTTTCCGACCATATCGATCTCCCTTTTAAATTGTGTATATTTCTAATAACTATATATAGCGTTGACTCGGTAAAGTCTTTTCCATGGATAGTTTTGTGATCGTTCTTTTTTAGCAACTCAATTAGCTCTTTTATGTTAGGTTTTTTATTACCCGTCAATTGCTTGATAATCTTTAACATATGCAAAGCAAATTCATTACTACGTTTTTGACTTTGTTTTCCTGCCAGCAAAGAAGCTTGGCGCAAATATTCCCTGCGCTTGTTTATTCCAAGTACGGCTAATTTCTCTTGGAGTCTTAGCGCTTGTTTGGCCATTTGTACTGACTTTTTAAAATCTCTAATTATAGCTAAATCACTCATTTTGAGATGCTCCCATATTGGTTAGTCATAGCATCGATTTCATCGAATATGTCAAAATCTAGCACCGTGGCCCGTGGGAGGGTTTTATTTGTTTCGCCTATAGTACGAACCCTGGTGGGATCAAAAGCGCTTTGATCGAACGCTAGAAGCGCCCCATCCTCACTAATTGCAACTATATCTATCTGTTTCTTTTTGTACTCGAAATAATTAATTCGATAAGTCTTGTTTTTGCTCATGCTATTTACTCCTAAAAGTTTAATGATCATTAAAATAATAATCCCCCAGGAAGCTATTAAAACCCCCTGGAAGGTATCACTTACATATGTTTATTATAGGTACAATATATTATTATGTATTAATAGAAAGAAAACAATGGCACCCGCTAAAACTTTAATTGTATTCATGCGCCCTCCCTTGATAATTTAAATTTACGATTAAATAATGGAATTAGGGCCAGGCCTAAAATACAACCGAATCCAGATCCTAGCGCAAGAGGCATATTGATAGCCACCAGGCCCCCCAGGAAGTCGGAAGTTGCATTCCCCAGGCCAGCCCCAACAATAGGCATTAAAGCGCCCATTTTAAACCTGTCGGGGAGGTATTTTTCTACTTCGATGCCAGTGAAAGCGCCCAGGATCATAACGCCATTGTCTACTATGCCAAATATAATATAATCCATTACGCACTCCCTACACGAGCCAGGGATCTGACAAAGCTATCGCCATTGGTGTATTCATCGTTAATGATCCATGTAGTTTTGTTATTCTTTAAAGCTTCAAATAATAAACCCGCATCTCCATCCTCCTCCAAATAATAATAATCTTGATCGTGATATGAATAACTAGTGATTTGATTCTGAAAGCCCAGAGTTTGGGCTAGATCTTTAGTTACTTGAATCCAGCCGTGGCCTGGATCTTGGATAAAGTTAAATTGCAAGGTATCAAGCTTTAAAAAAGCTCTTGGATCAATCTTTTTAATAGTAGTCATAATATTACCTCTAAAAGTTTATAAAATGCTTAATAGGCCCTCCTGGGCCTTTCGGATAATTAATCCTCGTCAGTTAAGCTGCTATTATCTAATAAAGCTTTCAATAAATCACTCAAGGCCTCTTCTGCGCTGATTTTGTCATCGTCAACGGCCTTCACAACCTGATCAAAAGATCCATATTTGTTATAATCAATCATTATGATCTCCCTTCCATTAATTGATCGATAGCTCCAAAAACTTCATTTAAATCATTAGAGACTAATTTATCTTGATTAAGGTGGTGAATTCGATCCAGGTTGATCGTGTGACAATTACCCCAGTCCTCAGTATAGTAAAAATCTACCTCTTTAACTCTATCTGTTACTGGGTCAACATATATTCTAAATTCTTCACCTGGGCCACCCCAGGAGATCTGCCAGCGCCAATAGCCCGCGCGTTGCTCCTCGAAGGTAAAAGGCTGTACATAATCAAAAGATAACCCGTACTGGTAAAAATCATCGTAGGCCTGATCTGCAACTTCAGCATCATCCGAGCGCTGGCGGGTCATGATGTCAGCAATGTCGGAGGCCCTCCCTTTTAATTGATCTAGGGTTTGATTTTGAAACTTTTGTTTGATTCTTCTGATCTTATCTTCTCGTGTTTCTATAGTTCTTAAAGTACTCATATTATGAACTCCTAAAAGTTTAATTTGCATAAGACGGCCCGAAGGCCGTTTCGATCATTAGATCTCATCAGTTATGCTACTACCAAACTTCCCTTTCTATCTCTATAGACTTACCAAAATCTAAGATTCTGAAGTTATTAATCGGGCCAGCTTTTGCTTTCTTAGCCATCAGCCGTTGTGCGCCTATTAACTTATCAAAACTAGCGTATAGCATCCACTCCCCACGTTGTTTCATTGATACCCTGTACTGGTAGATCGTTTCTGTTTGTGTTGGCCATTCCATGTTATTTACTCCTAAAAGTTTAATATTCAAAGCCAATAAATACTGACTTAGTTGCCTTTATATATCGTTCGTTTCCATTATGGCAGTTTGTAACTGTGTACGTTTTATCACAATGGTTATAGTGATTCACCATATATACTGCGTTCGCTTCTGCTTTCAATTTGAAATAATATTCGCCCGACTGCTTGAGCTTGTTGAGTGCTGTTGTTGTCATGTCATATACTCCTAAAAGTTTAATTGTGTCGCGTATCTATTATATATCAATTAATAATAAAAGGGCTATTTTCTTCAATGCTAGAGTATCAAGTCATATTCAATCGTTCGTTAGAGGTCGATTATGAAGGATAATATTCGCTCGATGCTGTCAATTTCATCCACAGACTTATGCACAGCCGCAGCTTTGTCCAGGCATCGTTTAATAATCTTTGAAAATGGCGCTATGACTCATAAGTTATAAAAGACTAAAAAGAGTGCTTATATTTTAAGCAGGTTGAAAGCAAAAAAAACAGATGTATAATAATTGTATGTTAAATAGTAAACATACTTTTCGATTTGTTTGTCTTTAGATCCAAACAGATCAGGTAACAGATTAAGCAATGACCCAATACATTATTAATGAAGCGCCCAGGATCAAGAAGCAAACAAAGGCCCCAGATCAGCGGAAGTTTAGTGTTGTGCCACTCGATGCCGTCAATCGTCCAGGGATTACTTTCGCATCCTTGAAGGTCTTGATCGTGTTGTCTAGTTATTGCAATAAAGCGGGATCGAGTTACGTTAGTTTGGATCGGATCGGCCAGGATCTGGGGATCAGTCGCCAGGCAGTGGGCCAAAGTATGAAAAGATTAACCAGGGCTGGCCTAGTCAAAGAATATAATAACCATTATAAAAACTTAAAAGGATCAACCAGGCGGATCATTTACGATCCAAAGATCAGTGATCAGGACGTGCAGGCAATTAGTAATGCACCCATCGAGCGACTGAATAACCAGGAGATTAAAGCCAGGCAGATAGATAATAAGATCATGGAGTTAGATCGACCAGAGAAAGCCCTGGAGATTGCACAATCAAGTGCAACGGATAGGGATGTATTAGCTAGCTTGTATATGTGTGTGTCAACCGAGCGTGATTTGCTAGAGCTGGAGCAGTGCATTGCAGTACATGGCCAGCGTAAGTTATTAGAATTGATCGACCAGGGCCAGGCATTGCATGATATACACATAAACGCGCGCAATGATACAGCTAGCCCAGCAAAAGGCACCCTTCCCCCCTCACCCCCCTCTCTTTAGTGTGGGGTACCATACACAAATTTTTGCTAGTTTTTTAAAAGCAGTCTATAGGCCCAGGTTATGCTAACCCGTTTATCTAAAGTCAAAGTCTAGCTAGTTTGGATAAGTTTAGAGTTTGGATATATTTACTTACTGGGTTTGCTCAACTAGCGATCCTTTCTTTTTTTTATAGAAAAAAGGCTAGTGCAGCTCAACTGGTATCCATGTGGGAGTATAACTTCGAGACAATACAACCTAACCCGTATAAAAACAGGATTCTTCTAAAAGAAGGATAGCTCTCGTTTATCTAGTATACAAAGATTCTCAGTTCTTTGCCCGCTTACTCGGATCCAGATTTAATAGAGTCCTGGCGGCTAAACTTGTTTATTCCCTTGGTCGCTATCTACCGATGGGAGGGCTGGGTAATGGCCCCGTAATAAAAATTATACTCTCCTTGTTTTATAATTGCAAGCACTTGACCTGATATAGTTATGATATATAATTAAGGCATGGAAACATTTATATTTGTACTTGTTATTAATCTAAGTCCAATGAGTAATGTTGATAACTCGTTTTATGTTGGACACTTTAAAACATGTTCTCAAGCTAATTTATATGCTGAGTTACATTATCCAGGCGAGAAAGCAACTCGGTGTTTGTTTGAACAGTATATATATTTACCAAAAGTCTATAAGAAAAGAATCATTGACATACACGCTTCTTGTAAAATTAAAAGGGACTGCAATGACTCTTAAAGAGTTTTATTATTTGATTTATAAAGAGTTTGGCAATGGCATCCCTCTTGAGTATAAGTGGACTAAAAAAGATGGCTATTGGACAATGACTAAGGGATTTATTAACGGAACAAACAAATCAATGTCGGTGCATGATTTAGATCAATTTATAAAAGAGGAGAAAGCAATGAAAAAAGGCAAGAAAAAAGAACCAAAAAAGAAAGATAAGAAACCTTATACTAAATATTCAGGAGATCTAATATGAAACACAAGGAATTAAAAGCAGGTGCAGCAGTAATAGCCACTATAATAGTTATTGCTGTTTTAAATTCAATGACTAAAGAAGTAAATAAAGATCAGGCTGAAGAGTTATTACCTGCTATTGCTCCTTATGTTGAGATGAAAGTTAAAGATTTACCTCCTTTAATGCTAGAAGAGTATGACAATACACCCCTTCCAGAGATTGAACCTTATGATGAGCCTTTACTTGATCTAATTTCTGAAGCAAAAGAAGAGCTTCCACCATTACAAGGAGATGTAACATGAGTGATTTTAAACCATTCTTAGTTAGACTGTCACCTACTAATGTAGTTTTGTTAGATAAAGGAAAGGCAGAGCTAGAAAAGTCTAAGTCCGCTATTATAAACGATGCAATAAAATCGTATTTATCTAAAGGCGGTGAAGATTTACACTCAAGACTTAATCGTCTTGGATAAAGCAGAATTAGTGTTACCTTATCCACCAAGCGTCAATACTTATTGGCGTGCTAATGGTAAAAGAAGGTTTATTAGCAAGGCAGGGGTAGACTTTAGCAATGAAGTACAAGCAATTGTATATGACCAAAACAGGAATTGGTTTGGAGAAAGACGATTAGAAGTACACGTTATTATTCATCCAAGAAGTAAAAGACTGTTTGACTTAGATAATTGTTTAAAGGCCATACTTGATGCGTTAATGAAGGCTGGTTGTTATGCAGATGACTCTCAAGTAGACATTCTGCGAATAGAAAGAGGATCTCCTTTAAAAGGAGGGAGTTGTGAGGTAGATTTAATAGCACTATGAGGCGCGATGAATCAAAATACATAGATGCTGCACTGGATATTACCGAAAAATTTTGCTCTGGTTGTAATAAATTTAGGGCAACTAAAGATGGAAAATGGAAAAAAGCTGCATTAGGCAAGGCAAAAAGATGGATTTGTATTAACTGTTATAATAAAATTACTAGGAGATAAGCATGGCTGAAAATAACTATGAACCAAAACCAGGAGAAGGTAGCGTTTTTGCTAATGATCGTAAGGAAGAAGATTGGCACGCTGATTGGCGTGGTCGTATCTTATTACCAGACGGGACAACTCACTGGCTGGATGTATATGACAACATTTCTAAAGGTGGAGTTCCCTACAAACGTGTCAGAATTGGTAATGCAGTACAGAGTGCCTCATCCAACACATCCGCACCAGTACAAAATAATAAGTCATCGGCTGCGTCTGTGGAAAACATCTCAGAACTTACGGACGATGTACCCTTCTAATGACTGAGAAAAAAAAGAAAACGCCCATAGAGTCTTTAAGTGGGTACGGAGGAGTTCGTGCTTTGCAAAAAAAATTAGCGCGAAGCACGACTGTTGCGGCTAATCGAGAAGCAGTTGCACATAGCTTATTATGTATTGCTAACGCAACTGTTATGGATGTTATGTCTTGGGATGAAAATGGTGTATCTATAAGGAACAGTGCAGATATATCTGCTCATGCAGCACAAGCTATAAAAAAAATAAGGTTTAGCTCGGAAGGAAAAGTAATTGATATAGAATTTCATGACAAGCCAGCTATATTAAGATTGCTTGCCAAATCAAGTGGTATGCTTGATACTGTAGATCAATCAGACAAACCAAGTGTTATTGGTATTAATATTAAAGCACCAGAGGTAATTGATAGTGAGTAAACCAAAGGTTTCTTATAAGGAATTTAAAACTATGTCATTTGACTGCCAAGTAGGTGGAAACCATTACACCAAAATGAAAATACAACCAATGCAGTTTTCAATGGCTAACAATCTAAATGCAATGCAACATACCGTTATTAAATATGTTGCTAGGGTTGACTTAAAAGGTAACGGAGATGAAGATATAGATAAAGCAATACACACTTTACAACTTTGGAAACAATGGAGAAAAGAGCATGGACTTTAAACTACAGATTGACCAACTGCGAGAAGAATTTAAGATGGCTAATTTAAATAATTCTAGAGTCATGGAGATTATTGATGCGTTGTATGCAGAAAATTCTAAACTTATTCAACTATTAAACATGAAAATTCGTGACATAGACGATGAGCAATAAAAGAGTAAAGAATCCCAAGGCCTTACATGGGCCTGGTATTGATTTAGATTTTAGTAAGTCCCCTGTTGTTTATGAATTTTTACAAAGTAATGCTTTTGTTAGGGGGTTAATGGGGCCAGTAGGTTCAGGCAAATCTTATGCTTGCGCTGCTGAGGTGATGATGAGGGCTGTAAAACAAAGGCCCTCACCAAGAGATGGAATACGTTACACACGATTTGTTATTGTCAGAAACTCATACCCTGAATTAAAAACAACAACTATTAAAACATGGCAAGAGTTATTTCCAGAAAATACTTTTGGCCCAATGTTATATACTCCACCAATTACTCACCATATACGGTTACCCTCAAGAGGAGATGCTGCTGGAATAGATTGTGAAGTTATATTTTTAGCGTTAGATCAACCTAAAGATGTAAGAAAACTATTGTCCTTAGAACTAACGGGAGCTTGGGTAAACGAAGCAAGAGAATTACCTAAAGCAGTTATTGATGGGCTAACTCACAGAGTAGGTCGATACCCTACAAAAAAAGATGGTGGCCCTACTTGGCATGGCGTTTGGCAAGACACTAATCCTATGGATGACGATCACTGGTGGTTTAAGCTCTCCGAAAAAGAAAAAATTACGGGTAAATATGGATGGGATTTTTTTAAACAACCTGGTGGAGTTGTAGAAGTTGAGCCAGAAAATTTGCCAGAAAACCCAGAAGCAAACGATCATATATTTGCAGGCGGAAGATGGTGGAAGTTAAATAGTAAAGCCGAAAATGTAGCTAATCTTCCAGCAGGTTATTACTCTCAAATGCTTGGCGGGAAAAATCTTGATTGGATAAGGTGCTATGCTGAAGGTAAATATACTTATGTACAAGAAGGAAGGCCAGTATGGCCAGAATACAACGATCAGATGATGAGTTCGTCTGATGTAGAATACGATCCAGCGCAACCATTACAAATAGGCCTAGACTTTGGTTTAACACCAGCAGCCGCAATCGGGCAACGATTGGCCAATGGACGTTGGATAGTTCTGCATGAGATAGTCACCGAAGATATGGGATTAGAAAGATTTGGAACTCAATTGTTAGCAGAAATTAATGCTAGATACCCTAAAGCAGAAATTTTGGTATGGGGAGATCCTGCGGGTATGCAACGAGATGCTATCTATGAAGTAACGGCATTTGATTATTTAAGAACTCTTGGATTAAGAGCGCAACCAACAGCATCTAATAATTTTAAAGTAAGGCGTGAAGGAGCCGCTGCTCCAATGCAGCGATTAATTGCTGGTAAGCCAGGGTTATTAATACACACTAGTTGTAAAATGATTCGTAAATCATTAGCAGGAGGGTACCATTTTAAAAGAATAGCCGTAGGAGCTGGGCATGAAAGATTTAAAGATAGCCCTAATAAAAATGAACATTCTCATATTGGCGATGCTTTTGGTTACCTTATGTTGGGTGGAGGTGAGCATAAACGCATGACTAAAAGTGGGCTAAGTGCTAATACTTTAATATCTCAAACAGTAGTTAATACAGACTTCGATGTTTTTTCTTAAAAAATATTTAGATGCGTATATGCCTAAAGTTAAAAACTGCGAATACGTTCAATTTAAGGAAAGCCATCTAGATAATTTTGAGTCAGAGGAGTTTTATGAATCTAAACAAATGTCGAATAAAAATAGAAAACAAAATATCATACGTCAGTCTATGGCTGGTGATACTATTACTGCGATTGTTAATGATAAGCCTGTTGCTATTTTTGGGTGTTATATCTTGTGGCCTGGCGTTGCTGAAGCGTGGTCTTTATTCGATCCAGAAGCAAGACGATATAAAATAGCTATGACAAAAGGAGCATTTGCATTCTTTGATATAATTACGATATTAAATGACTTGCATAGATTACAAATTACTGTTAAAAAGAATGATCTAAGGGCTGTATCTTGGGCGCATTATTTAGGCTTTGTAGTTGAAGGAGAAATGAAAAGCTATGGCACAGATAAAGATGATTATTTCATGATGAGGAGAAATTAGTATGGGTTCAATGTTTGGCAGTAAACCAGATACATCAGCAGCAGAAGCACAAATTGCTGAGACAAGGGCAGAAACAAAAAGATTAAAAGAACAGCAACTTGCTGCAAAAAGAGAGTCAGGGGAAATGGACTCCGCGAGAAGATTAGCTAGAGTAAGAGGCGGCAAAAGAGGCCTATTATCTCCACTTAGAGGTGATGCAGAGATGGGAATTGAAGAAGAAGACACACTAGGAGCTTAATTATGGCATTAGATTATAGAATGGCTTTAGCTAGAGGACTTGTCCCTCCTGTAAAAAAAGCAGAAGAAAGTATACTTAAAGCTGCTGGCGGAGATAATGTGTTTAAATCTGAAGCTTGGTGGAATGAACAATATGATAAGTCAATTGATAAAGGCTGGGTAACAAAAGCTGACGTTGATATTATGCAAACACAATACTTAACATCTGCCTCAATGGGAACTCCTGGAGGATATAAAGTCGCAACTGGAAATATAATGAATCCACTACCTGCTAATGTTGTTAGAGGAGCTTTTGGAACAAGGAATGCGGGGCAGCCTCAGTCTAGGCAAGTTAAAGTTGGAACAGAAACCATTTCTACTCAAAACGATTTTGATGCAGAAGATCTAAATATTATTACTGCAAGCCAAAAGGAAATGTTAAGGAAAACTAAGCGTGAAGCTAGTCAAGAAAAATCTAAATCAAAAAGAAAAGGAAGGGCTGTCGGTGGGTTGTTATCCAAATCAAAGCCAGTTGAAGTTAAAGGGCTTGCTACAGCAATGCCTGATCTGGGGGTTCAGTCTATTTATGGTTCTGACTCTACCTTGGGAGTTGCATAGGGTTATGGATAATACAATAATGGCGAAGGCAATGAATAATTTTGTTGTTGAAATACCAAAAAAAGACATGAATAAAGTTTACGATATGGTAGAAAAAGGCTTAGGTTTAACCCCTAGACAGTGGGATGCTTATAGACATGGAATAGCTATTATTGAATCTCAAGGCAGAAGGTACACAGACAAACCTACGATGAGTTATTACTTAAAACAAGGTGGAGCTGGTGGATTATATGATGGCCGTTATCAATTAGGGAAAGCTGCAAAAGAAGATGCTGCTAAATACCTAGGTGAAAAAAATCCAGGCCACGATGATAAAGCAAGAGCTGCTTTTATTAATGATCCTGTTGCACAAGAATTGTATCTTGCTGCGTACACAATTAAAAATAATGATTACATGAATGTAAATATAAAAGGAACAAACTACCAAGATAATCCAAAGTATAACCCTAAAGATTACTTGCTAAGTAATACTCACAAGAGAGTTGGCCTATTAGGCTTTGCACACAATCAAGGTCATGGCAAAGCTAAGGAATATATGGTCACTGGAATTGACACAATGGATTCAAATCAAAAAGTAAAAGGCACTGAATACGGGTCTTTTATTGATGACGCTGCAACTAATTTAAACGTAGATTGGAACTAGGGGAAAAGAATGGTAATGATGAGACTAACTGCAAAACAAATTCTTTCAAGGCACGAGAAGGCGCTAACAAAGAAAGAAGATTTTAGAAGCTTATATGACGAAGCATATGAGTTTGCATTACCACAAAGAAACTTGTATGACGGATATTACGATGGCGGAGTTGGTGGACAAAGTAAAATGAATCGTGTATTTGACTCAACTGCAATTAATTCTACTCAACGTTTTGCTAATAGAATGCAATCTGGAATATTTCCTCCACAAAGAAACTGGTGCAGACTAGAGCCAGGATCAGACATCCCTTTAGATAGAAAACAAGAGGCTCAAGCAGCATTAGATGTATATGTTGAGACATTTTTTGATACATTAAAACAGTCTAATTTTGATATAGCTATTGGTGAATTTTTATTAGACTTGTCTGTAGGTACAGCCGTTATGATGGTACAGCCAGGCGATGACGTTAATCCAATTAATTTTATTCCTGTTCCTCAATACTTAGTTGCTTTTGAAGAAGGTGCTGATGGCAAGGTAGATAATGTATATAGAAGAATTAGAATTAAAGGTGAGGCTATACAAAGACAATGGCCAGAAGCAAAAATTCCTGAAAAGATACGAATACAAATAGACAACAAACCTACAGATGATGTCGAGTTACTTGAGGCAACAGTTTATGATGATAAGCGTGGAGATTATTGCTACCATGTTATCCATAAAGGATCTAACGAAGAAATACTTTATAAACGTATGAATTATAGTCCTTGGATTGTAGCAAGGTATTCTAAAGTTGCTGGAGAGATTTATGGAAGAGGCCCATTAATTACAGCCCTTCCTGATATTAAGACATTAAACAAAACTGTAGAGTTGCAATTAAAGAACGCTTCATTATCTATTAGTGGTGTATATACCGCAGCAGACGATGGTGTACTTAATCCAAATACTGTAAGGATTATGCCTGGCGCTATTATTCCTGTTGCTAGAAATGGTGGGCCACAAGGTGAGTCACTTAAACCTCTTCCAAGAGCTGGAGATTTTAATTTATCTCAAATTATTATGAATGATTTAAGGCAAAATATTAAACGGGTATTACTTGATGAATCATTGCCGCCAGACAATATGTCTGCTCGATCAGCAACAGAAGTAGTAGAGCGCATGAAAGAATTATCACAAAACTTAGGATCAGCGTTTGGTCGACTAATTAACGAAACTATGATGCCATTAGTTAGTAAAATTTTATTTGTAATGGACGAGCGTGGTTTAATAGATATGCCATTAAAAGTAAATGGGTTAGAGATTAAAGTAGTTCCTATAGCTCCTTTAGCTATGGCACAAGCAATGGAGGAAGTTGAAAAAGTCATTAACTTTAGTCAGATTATCCAAGGCATGGGGCCAGCAGGTCAAATGGCTATTAAGCAAGAAGAAATGATTGATTATGTAGCAGAAAAATTAGGCATACCTCAGCGTTTACTTACGACTAAAATTGAACGTATGATGATGATGCAACAAGCGCAACAACAAGCACAACAAATGGCGCAACAAAATCCTGAAGCAGCGGGTGCTGTTGCTGAACAAGTTATGAAAGAGGAGCAAGCATGAGTCTATACGAAAACATAAATAAAAGAAAAAAAGCAGGAACTAGTAGAACTAAAAAAAAATCAACTATTACTGCTAAATCATATAAAAATATGAAAGCAGGATTTCCTAAAAAAAAGGATAAATAATGGCTGGATGGAATGATTTAGAACAACCATTACCACTTGATATTAGGGCGGTTACTGACAAAAAAGATGACTTAGATCGTCTAGTGTTAAGAGTAATGAAAACAGAAGATGGGAAAAAGATGATGGAGTGGTTAAGAAGCTCTATCTATGAACAGCCTGTAGCCTTGCCAGGCAGTGACTCTAGTTATGCGTTTTATCGAGAAGGGCAAAATTCAATAATTAGAGACTTAGAAGCGAGGATAACTAGAGCAAGGAAATTATAATGGAAGAAGCAATCGAACCTAGTACGACTGAGGAAACTCAAGAAGATACTGGCCTACTCGACAATGCAACACCAGAAGTAGAGGCAGTTAGTACAGAAAAAGCAGAAACAGCAATAGATCATAGGGATCCAGAAGTAGTTGCAGCAGAGACTCCTGAAAATAAAAACGAAAGGCCTGAATACATTTCTAGTAATTTTTGGAATGAAGAAAAGGGCGAAGTAGATATTGAGGCTTTAGCAAAATCTCAAGCTGATCTTAGAAAACAAATATCTCAAGGTAAACATAAAGCTCCTAAAGATGGAGTCTATGATACGGCATCCTTTGGTGATACTCCAGATGATGATCCAGTAAAAAGTCATGTATTAGACTGGGCCAAAGAAAATGGCATTAGTCAGACTGGATTAGATGAACTGGTTGGTAAAGTAACAGAAATGGGAGTTATGGGGGAGCAAACTTATAAGGCTGATTTAGCGGCAGAAAGAAAAGCTTTAGGCCCAAACGCTGATGCTAGAATTAATGGTATGGTTAAATGGGCATCTGGTTTAGTTCAAAAAGGAATTTGGGGTAATGATGACTTTGAAGAATTTAAAATTATGGGTGGAACAGCTAAAGGTATTTCTGCTTTAGAAAAAATTAGATCTACTTATGAAGGTAATCTTCCAATTGAAACTATTCCAGTTGAAGGCGCGCCATCTAAGGATGAGTTATACGATTTAGTTAAAGATCCAAAGTATCAAACAGATGCTACTTATCGAGCTAAAGTTGAAAAAGCGTTTGCTCAGAACTTTCCAACGTAAAATATATTTGCACTAAGCCTTGTTATGTGGTAAAAAAAAGCAAGGCTCACTGCAATAGCAACCCTTAATACAAGTATTCTTGTCGTTTGGCTGTCGTAAACAGCAAGCACAGGCCCAGTTTTCTGGCATACCAAAGCGATTAATTTTTTAATTTATTAATTTCTAAGGAGAAACTAACATGGCTATTGGATTATCTAATGCTTTTGTTACACTCTTTGATGCCGAAGTTAAACAGGCGTACCAAGGCAAAGCTGCTTTAGTAGGTGCAACTAG